TGCGGCCGCGATGATCGCCTCCTATTTGCGGAAGGAGCAGAAAGGCGCAAACGGCGGTTACATGCTCAAATCCGGCGTCGTGATCCGCTATCGCGGAAAACTCTACACACACTTGAATCTGACGGCCGCAGCGGCTCGGCATCATCTCAGACAACATCCGTCCAACGTACACGATTTCCTGCGTCTGGGCGATCTACCCAAAACCGAATGACACTATGGCAAATTATAAGATCAAAGACTTACAGCAAGCTCAGACCCTGAACGGTGCGGCCGCGATGATCGCCTCCTATTTGCGGAAGGAGCAGAAAGGCGCAAACGGCGGTTACATGCTCAAATCCGGCGTCGTGATCCGCTATCGCGGAAAACTCTACACACACTTGAATCTGACGGCCGCAGCGGCTCGGCATCATCTCAGACAACATCCGTCCAACGTACACGATTTCCTGCGTCTGGGCGATCTACCCAAAACCGAATGACACTATGGCAAATTATAAGATCAAAGACTTACAGCAAGCTCAGACCCTGAACGGTGCGGTTGCGTTGGAGATTCAGGACGGGGATAGCATGTCCACCTTCGCCACGCTCGACCAGATCGCCGAGTTTCTGGGGAACACAACCCCTGTGGTGTTGTTGACCAAAGCCGACCCCATAGGCGACAGCTATCTGCCCGATATGTCTGCCTCTGAAATCGCGGCAGCATACGATCGGATCGTTGCGGATCCGATTCACACGGTACCTGTTGTCAGGATTCCCGATAACGGAGGACAATACCTCGTACCGTCAGGATATGGAGTGCATGCCGATACGAAGGCCGTCATCGGATATTATGCATCGCAGACATACGTGCTCCCGTCCAGTCTTACGTTGACATCGGAAACATTTACCTTATCGAGACTGCCGTATACGGCATCATCGATGGAGTGGGCCGATCTGCTCAACAACACGGCCCTTCCCTCCGGTTATCTCGGCATCGATAGCGACAGTACGAGCGAAGAGATCAGTGCGGCCGTCGGGGGTGTAGACGCATTCAGAAAGTTATGCTCGAAGTTGCGCAGGCGAAGAAACTGTATCGTCGTTGTGTCGACCGATCCCGCTGCGGCGAACAGGAGTGCATCTATTCCTGTGATAGTAGATGTAAAAAGGAGTGTTGGTCTGCCACTGAAAATAACACTCGAAATCGAATATATATCTTCGGGGAAATACATTGCATTGACCATTACAGAGTCAGGAGGCACCTTTTCGGCGATGCGTACCTCTGTGTCCGTATCGGATATTCCCGATGCACTCGCCGGCAAAGCCGACCTCGACCCCGCGACGGGCTTCGTCAAATCGTCGCAGATAGCCCCTTTGCAGGGGCGTCAGACGGGCGTAAATACCTCGGATGGATATTTTTCGTCAGACGCTCCGGCATTGTTGTTCGAAGGGGATCGGACACATGAAATGTGTTTCACGACAGGAGATGACGTAACTACGGATCAAAGGCTATTTACGACTGCAAGGGGCTCCCAAAGCAACGTTCAACTGTTCGTCTCTAATGGATCGATGTATGCGTACATAGGGTCACAGTTAATGAATGCGGGTCGGGTGTCTCCTGAAACATCATACCATGTGCTACTGTCGGTGGATGTTGCGAATACAACGGGGAAAGTATATGTAAATGGAGTCCTGACAAATCAGACATCTGTTTTTCCCAATTATCAAAATGCGAATGTGTATATCGTCGGCCGGCTTACCTCGGCTTACATTTTCAAAGGAATTGTCCGTTTTCATCGCATCTTCAACTACGCCCTTACGGCCTCGGAGGTCGCCACGCTGTGGAACGGCGGCGAGCCCGAACGGTATATGCTGCCTCTGTCGGGTGAGATGCGCACTGGACTTGTCGCCGAATACATCGCCGCCGGTTTGTTGGCAGACAAGTGGCGCGACACGTCGGGCGCGGGCCTCGATCTGCCGTATGTTCCGACCGCAACGGGCGGCACGGCAGAACTGTCGTATCAAAGTGTCCCGAATCAAGGCGAAATAGTCATAGACAGCGGTATATTCTTTACCGATATTGCCGAAGGAACAGCCAATAAACGGATCGACGTACCGAGAGGATATGTGGCTCTGGCCGTGGCCGTTTATAATTACAATGCGTCTGCATTGACAAATGTCACCGTGCAAAACTGGACGGATGAACGGGCGTTCATATACGGCGCGACGGTCCGTAACGCACGAGCCGTGTATTCAGTCTCTGCCGCCGGTAACAAATCCGTATATAATGGGACAGGTATTACGATAGACCCTACTGTCCAATATCTTAAAGTTATGGCGACAGGAAATACAACGTCCGGAGGTATGCGAGTAAGAGTAATATGTAAATATTTAGGGGCATGAGAAAGAAGATCGATTTCCCGCCTTATAGCGAGGCGGAAGCGATGCAAATCGTGGAGGACGGCAGCGTCCTGTGCAACCTGTACGGGGGAAAGATTACCGATGAACGGGGATTGGAAAAATGGAACTACACGGATTCCGGCATTCTGTTTCCGCCCGATTCGGAAATTCTGTCGCTGACAGACGACGAACGCCGGCAGATAGAAGAGGAGTACAACCGTAACGAACTGACCCTCGCCGAGCTCGAAGCCGAGCGGGTGGCGCAGCGCGAAGAGGTGGAATCACTGCATGTACACGACGCCTAACCTTTGAAATCGCTATGGAATACCTCCCCGCAATCATCAGTGCCCTCGGAACTATTATCGCTGCGTGGTTCGCCTATAACCAGTACAGCAAAAACAAGCTGACCGACCTGAAAATCGAGAAGTTCAAAAAGGACGAAGAGACGAAAAGTATCCGTCGGGCCGACAATTCGTCTATCGTATACGGTGAGTTGTGGAGCGTTCTGCACGAGCTGGATGCCGATCGGGTCTATATCGTACAGCCGCATCCGCTCGGCAACGAAAGCCTGCTGTCCGTCTATTACGAGGTCAAGCGCAAAGGGGTGGAACCGATGAAACCGCACATGCAGGGCCTTCCGATTTCGGAGGTGCCGAAGTTCAGCAGCGATCTGGTGAAGAACCTCTTCCTCTACATCACGGACATCGACGAGCAGGTGAACGACAAATATGCGAAGTCCATCCTTTCGAGTTACGGATGTCGGGCGGCCATCATCAAACGGCTCAACGACAACCGCCACGACTGGATAGGCAGCATCTTCTGCGAGTTCACCCGCCCGCTGTCCGTATCGGAGGAGAATGCGTGGGAGATCATGCACACGGCGGCCATGAACATCCAATACCTGCTGCCCGAGTATCGATAACATATATTGTTTTAACCTTAGTACTGTAAAAACCATGAAAAAGCAAGTCAAAATCGCGCTCTGCGTGTCGGCCGCCGTCATTGCGCTGGTCGTTCTGTTCAATCTCCTGCCGAGCGGCATCCGCACCACGGCGACGCTCTGCGCAGGATTCGGGGCGGCCGCAGGAGCCGCCGCAGGCTGGCAGGCAAAGATGTGGTATGACCGAATGAAAGGATAGGTATGGCAACGTATTTCACCCTTTCCGAATTGCTGCGTTCCGATACGGCCGCAGCGCGCAGCATCGACAACGCGCCGTCGCACGACGTCATTCGCCGGCTCAATGCGCTGATGGACGAATGCCTCGATCCCGTGCGCGAACTTTGGGGCAAGCCGATCGGCGTGAACAGCGGCTACCGATCGCCGGCGCTCAACGCAGCCGTCGGCGGAGCTGCGGCAAGTCAGCACATGAAGGGCGAAGCGGCCGACATCACCACCGGCAGCGTCGCGGATAATCTGCGGCTGTTCGAACGCATCGCAGCCAGCGCGATCCCCTTCGACCAGCTCATCGACGAGAATCGGGGCCGCTGGATCCATATTTCATACCGTGCCGACGGGAAGAACCGAAGGCAGGTGTTGCATCTGTGAGACGACTGCTCGCATACTTGTTGGCCGTGCTCATCGTCGGTTCACTGTTTTTCGGCTGGGGCTACCGCCGCGGGGCGGCTTCCGTCGAAATGCGCGACAGCACCGTTACCCGATGGGTGCCGTGGCCGGTTCCCGTGTACGACACCATTCGGGAATCTTATCCGGTCGCGGTGCGCGAACCGGCCGATACGGTGTGGAAATACATGAGTGTAGATACAGCCGCAATCATCGCCGACTATCTGCTCGAACGGGATTACCGGCTGGATTTCTCCGCCGATTCGACCGGAACATTCCTTGTTGATGCGACCGTAGGAGAAAACCGGCTGTTGCGGGCTTCGGCCGTAGTAAAGCCGGTTTTCCGTGAGATTACGGTTACAAAACTGCATACTGAGGTGCGGCCGCCGCGCTGGGAAATGGGGCTCGCCCTCGGAATCGATCCATACAACCAGTGGGCGGGCATCTACGGACGCTATACGAGAGGCCGATGGAGCGGTGAGGTCATAGTAGGGTATGATCCGATCCGGGAAAAACAATATGTCGGCACGAAAATAGGATGGGCCGTGTTCCGATAACTCGTTGCCGGAATTATTTCCCGATTCCGCTCCAATCGAAAAGATTCATTACGGCTTTGTTGGCGTCGAAAATGACACGCCAGTTTTTCACGAGGTAAATATCGGTGACTTTCATGGATGTGTCAACGTGATTCAACGCTTCATGAATCACGTATTTGTCCAGTCCGGCTCCGCCCTCCTCTCGGGGAGTCCGCGCTATGGTTGCCCAGGAGTGCCGCGCAGCGTAGAACGTCAGGCCATCGACGCCTATCGCCTCGCCGACATCTTTCAGGCCTTTGTTGATCGCTTTGTTGAATGACACGCGATCTTTGTAGCGGAGGTAGAAGTGAAGCAGCCGTTTCCCCGTCTTATCCGAATAGCGAGCGATCAAAGGGCTGACGCACGGCTCTATCCGAACGTGCATTTCTGCACGGTCCGTGCGGCGGGATGCGGTTTTTTGCCGGAAATACACGATTTCGTCCTTCCTGGCCGGCGGGCAGGTCAGCAGATCGGCGCTGTTCATCCCCATCAGTGCGAACGACAGGAGGAAGCAATCCCGCGCCATCCGAGCGCGTTCGTTGGCGAGTGGCGGCAAGTCGATTATCTGCTGTATCGACTCCGCGGAGATGGCTCGTTTGGCCGTCGGCGCGGGTGTTTCGAGGCGCAAGTTTCTGAAAGGGTTGCCCAGAATATTCATTTGTCCGAGTTCTTCATCGTTGAACTCTTCCTTCGCGCGGTTATAGATGGTTTTGATGCGCGAAATATACAGAGACAGTGCCCTGTTGCCCTTGTTTTTGGTTGCAGTTTCACCTTTCTGCTTTCGGTTGGCGCCTCGTTGCGAAGGCTCCGATTCGATGAATTGCACGAATCCTTTGATGAACGGTGCCGTGATCTCGCCGATGTCGAGCGTATCGCGGCCAATGTATCGTCTCAGCGCGTTGAGGGCTGTCATGTAAATCGATGCCGTACCGGAATTCATCCGCGCCGCTTCCTGCCTCATATACGCTATGAAATCGAGCCGGAATCGCTCTCCGCCTTTCAATCCTGATTTGATGCGTGCGACGAGTTCGTCGATCTCCATTTCCTCGACGGCGTATCCCATGTCGTTGCAGAGGTCGATGCAATCTTCGACCAGTTCGCGGCATTTGCGGCTGAGTTTTTCATCCTTGATTTTCAATCCCCGCGTCAGATCATCGGGCAGTGCATAGAGCGTCGTGCTTATCCAGCGGCTTTTTCGGTGGTGGGTTATGCGCAGCTTGATATTGTAAGTACCGTCTGCGCGTCGCTGGTGGGCAAAGATACAGGTTCGGAAGGTCGCCATAGCTGAACAACATTAGAACAACAATTGCAGACAAATATATACAGAAAGTGTCAAAAGTAAGCGATTTTGATGTGTAAATATTTGTTGTAAAGAAACCGATAAGACGACAAAAACCGCCTCTCAATACTTTGAGAGGCGGTTTTTTCTTTCGTGATTCCGTTGGGATTCGAACCCAAGACCCACAGCTTTATATAAATAATTCCCATCTATATTTTCATAGGTAAAGGTGAAATAGGCAACAATATGGAATGCGTCAACTCCATAGTTTTGCGGTCGCTCTTTTAAATAATTCCATTCTTGTAGTAGTGACAAAGATGGTAATCTGGTCTCTTCAGGTGTTTGACCACCATACCCTTTATTGTCTATGAATTCAAGAGAACATCTATTTCCCGATTCATTGATCTCGTATAACGATCTCCAAACTGGAAATCCGTAGGTTTTATCTTTTCCTACATATCGAAAAGGTTCATTATATGATTTCCCATTTTCATGATACGGAAAATACTCTTCGAAAGATTCGTTGGATATAGTGATGACAGTCTCCTTTTCGCAACTGATCCCAACGATCACCATCAAGAACGATAACAGATAAATCTTTTTCATATTATATAATACAATATATTGTTATAATCATCCTATAAAATATTGCGCTTAATTACTCCCGTCACCCGCAATAACCGTCGGACATCTTCAAATGGGATTTCGAATTCAGGGTAGAAATATTCTCCCTCCATTGGGCCGTTCTCATGCTTCATGTGGTTGTCGCTCATGCAGCGGAATGCCTTTTTATCCTTGCTGTAATACAGCCGTTTGAGAAAACGGTTTTCTTCCGTCTCTATCACGTACACAGTTCCGGGTTCAATGAAATGTTCGTTATATTGGCGCAGTCCGATCACGCATCCGGCAGGATAGTTCGGAACCATGCTATTGCCGTAGACACGCATCGCAAATTCGCTGTCTTTGAGCAGGCCGCCTATTTCGATCACACCTACGGGTGCCGTCTGCATCATCTCCATACCGTACTCGGTTCCTGCTGCAACCTCGGCGTCATAATACGGGATCACTCTGCCAGAGCCGATCGTGGTGCCATTGTCTGGTTCATGAGCAATCCCGTTTTTCAGCATTTCACCTTCGCCGGTGAGAAGCCATTCAATGTTGAACTGTGGATAAGCGTCTATAATGCGGCTTGCTACCTCAGCAGAGATGTTTTTAACCTTTCCGTTTTGAATATCTAATATCCGCTGATATTTAACCCCGACATGTTTAGCAAACGTAGGGGCTTTAATGCCTACGTGATCTAATATTAAATTGATTTTATTTTGTCCAGTCAACATATTTGATCGAATTTTCTATTATATTTGCAATACTATGAAAGTCCTCTGCGTTATATTGTCATTAATTGCTTTCGCATGCTCATGCTATGCGGTATATATAGATTGGTTTTCCAATGTAGATGACTTTTTATCACGATACGAAAAGACTCACAATAGAAATAACAAGTGCAACAAAAGAGATTAATATTGCGCTAATAGACAACCATTTATTTCGTCTCTTTTCTTGTATCGACAATTCTATATCTAACATTGATAATTTGTTATATCTTTCTTTAAGGCGCTCTTGTTCGTAGATATACCGCGCTCCTCCAAGTGCTATAAGGTTGGCTGTTTTGTCAGTCTTTTCTAAGTGTATGTCGGTCTCATGTGCCGCACCATAAGAACAGAGAGACAATATTACACGTTGGGCTTGGGCTTCGTCTGTCGCTTTCTCGTGTATGACATAGAGCATAATGTGTTCGCTTTCTGACATTAAACTGGCTAGAATCATATCCGCAAGAGTTATATCCTTCTCTTCCATTTATACACATATTATACTGTATAAAAAAATTCTATCAAAATATATTTTTTATTAATAGAATTTTTTGTATATTTGCATTGTCAAGTTTATAGAACGGTAACCGTTTCGATAACCGAACGAATAATATTAGATGCAAATATAATGAAGAATCAAGAGGTTACAAACAAACTGACCAAAAAGAAGATCCGATTCATCGATGTTGCGCCAGCGATAAAGAAGGAGATCGCCGCAGAGCTGGGGTGTACGGTTGACACTGTGAATAACGCATTGAATCTCACATATCCTACCTATGGCGAACAGCCGGATCGCATCCGCCGGATGGCTCGTGAACGCGGGGGATTCGAGAACACCAAAATCAGGTGGGTGCGTGAATAACAACGGATGACAGGAGAAATTTAGAGAGGGCGGAAATTGCCCGCCATATCACGGTCAGAAGCTATCGGTATACCGTTCGAACCGAAGTTCTTACAGTTGCGCGAATGCGTATTCTGACACGAATTTGAATCTTTGCCATGATGCAAAATGTTTAGAAATGAAACATTATGGATAAAACCCTTCACCCGCTTTGGGCTAAGCCGTGAATACCCGCATCGGGGATTGCATTTGACAAGATTCGAAGCAAATATAGCGAATTTGACCGATTTCTCCTGTTTTTTAGACTATGAAAACAGATATGATATTAACGCCCCGCGGGCGCGGCGGGGTAGAAGGAATGAAGTAGAATTTTTGATTGAAGGTTAATAGAGCGATGAACATCCGAGATATACAGAATGCGCTGATCGAATCGGCCGATCTCGTGGCTTTGGCCGTGTGCCGTCGTAATGCTCCGAAGTCGGACATGATGACACGTCGGGAATTGTATAGGAGCTATGATAACAGTTGGCTCGACTATCATATCAAGCGGAAGAATATCCGGGGAATAAAGGCCGGAGCGGCTAAAAAACTCTGCGATACTGTTCAGCCGGCTCGAAGTCGAAGCGCTCCTGAAAGCCGAGAATATCGACGGGGCAGGATTGAAATGAGAGCGTCCGAAGCTGGTGGTGTTCATGATTGATGTTTTTGAGAGAAGGGTGTTTTGCGGCTTCGGGGCTTAGCAAAGGTTTGCGCGCCTTTAATGTGCTGTATCTTTTCATATTTATTATTGTATTCCTCGCTGTCCTCCGTGAGGCTCGCAGCAGGATGACGGCCGGGAAAGACCGGCAAATGGTGTAGTGGCGGAATGGTAGACGCACACAAAAAGATGGGCTGATAGTGGTCGGGCAACGCAAGTTGCGGATGACGCTCCTCGGAAAGCAGCCGTGCAGGTTCGAATCCTGCCTACACCACAACGATAGCCACCCGCAGAGGTGAGGGGTTTGGTGCTCTGGCAAAATCACCCCAGCCCGCAAGGGCAGAAAGAGTATCGGGTAGGCCGATAATACCCAAATCGGCGGGTCGTGGGCAAGACTCGAAGAGACAGCCCCGCGACGGCGAATAGCCGAAGCGCAACAAACCGGCATAGGCTCCGAAGCTGCGACGACACGAGCGGCAAGGACCACCGGGACAAATGAATCCAGTGCGCCGTGGTGTAGGGGAAACACATCACCCTTTGGAGGTGAAATCGCAGGTTCGAATCCTGCCGGCGTGGCAAAAATTGTTTTTATGAATGAAATTATCAACTGTCGGTTTGAGGAAAATTGCCTTCCCGACCATTGTGCCGACTTGATTATCGCCGACCCGCCCTATTTCCAGTACAAAGGCGATTTCGATTTCGTATGGCCGACGTTCGACGATTACCTGAACGATGTACGCCGCTGGGGTGAAGAGTGCCGGCGTTTATTGAAAGACAACGGTACGCTGATCTGGTGGGGCTCCGATAATCGAATCGCATATACGCAGGTGATCCTTGACACTATGTTTCTGTTTTTAAATAGCTGCACATGGAATAAGTCGAACGGTTGGGGTAAAGTGCAAAACGCAGAAATATCGCGTAAATTCATTCCGAATGCAGAACGATTCATACTTTATGAGTCGAGGCCTGAGATTCGGGAAGGTGAGGCTCGGAAAATTCTGCGTGTATTCGAATACGAACAGGGGATGTGCCGGACACGGTGCATGAAGCCTCTGGTAGATTACATGATCTCGGAAATGGAACGGGCAGGCTTCACACCGAAGCATGTCAACGATGCCCTGCATACCTGCATGGCCGGACATTGGTTCACGCGCGGCTCACAATGGGAATTGCCGACCCGAGAGAATTATGAACGTCTTCGCAACCTCTTCAACGGCGATCGGCCCAACAGCGAGTATCTGTGCCGAGACTACGAGGAGCTGCGCAAGGACTACGAGGAGCTGCGCAAGGACTACGAGGAGCTGCGCAAGGACTACGAGGAGCTGCGGAGGCCGTTCAATCTTCCCGAACGGTCAACCGACGTATTGCAGTTTCCGCAAGATTCCGGCGCATCGAAACGCTACGGGCACGACACAGTCAAAGGCGAGGCGATCACCAGTTATCTGATTCAGGTCACGACACGTCCCGGTGCACTCGTGGTGGTACCCTTCGCAGGAAGCGGAACGGAGTGTGCAATGGCTGCCAAACTGGGACGCCGATTCGTGGGCTACGAGATCGATCCGAAATATGCCGAAACGAGTAATAAACGAGTAAAAAAGTATTTAGGCACACAGATGTTGCTATGATTTTTTTTGCAAATTCAAAATGAATTCGTATATTTGCAATGCGAGATCGATACGATGATCGTATCAAAAGAACATAATTAACGCTTGTAATAAAGCGTTGCCCTTTGTCCACTTCTACTACGGTAGTCGTGTCGGTCTCGCAAACTGATAGGGGCAACGCCTTTTTTATTGCCCTATACATACAAAATTTTAACTGACAATGCGAGACCAAGTTAAAAGTAGCCGACCCGCGAAGAACAGTAGCGGGGCTACATCCGTACCTTACCCGTACAGTCACCTCACGAAATCGGAGATCGTTCGATTGTTCCACCTTGAAGATATTCAAGAACCACTCACGCCGCGCGAATTCACGCGCTGCGCGATTGCTGTTGTCGCCCGCTGGTGCCGCAGGGTGCACGACGGGCAGTTCACCTGTACGGAGAGCGTCAAGGCAATCCTCGACAGCCTCTATCGCATCTACAAAAACCGATAGTCATGGATTCATTCGAATTGAAGCCCGCGCCTCTCTGGAAGAGAGTGGCCGGTTATTTCTGGTGCATGTGGTATAAACGAGTACATACTCAGCGTCGCAAACACGATCTGTTCATCTATCGAGAGCGCAAACGTCTCTCCGAACCGCAAATGTTATGGCCGAGCTTGTGATCCTTGTTCTTTTCTCGTGTGCGATCCTGGCCGCCTACGGGTTTGCGGCCGCGCACAGAGCATATTTCGAACGGAAGTTTAACGAATTCTTCAACGAACGATGAAAAGCAATGTCATCATGACCCGCCCGCTGGGTAAATTCGAGGTATACCAACGCACGAGAGACGGCATGTTCAACGCGACGTCGTTGCTTGCGCAATGGAACAAAGCCAAGAACAGCAACAAACGAATACAGGACTTCTTTGAAAATCAGAACACCAAAGATTTCATCGAGGCGCTGATGGAGGAGGAAAATTTAAAGGTGCCAAATTTGGCATATTTAAAAACACGCGGCAAATACAACGGCGGTACATGGATGCACCCGTACCTGTTCGTGAAGTTTGCGATGTGGCTCAATCCCCGCTTCGAGGTTAAAGTCGTGAAATTCGTTTACGACCAGCTGATCGAGTACCGGCATCATGCGGGCGACAACTACAACGTACTTGCACGGTCGATCGCCGCGCTTCCGGATGTGGATTATTCTCAGGTTGCGCGGGGTTTGAACTGGATCGTCTTCAACAAGCATGAACGCGACATCCGGAACACGGCATCGCCGAATCAGCTTCGGGCGTTGGACGACCTGCAACGCAAACTGGCTTTCTCGGTCGATATGGGGTATATCCGGACGTTCCCCGATCTAATGAACTCCATGCGGAGAATCTACAATCGTCAACATGCAAAATTCTAAGAGGGAATGAAAACGCCAAAAGAAGAATACACGGTTTATCCGAGTTTGAGTGTACCGGCCCGTTACGGGTATGACCTGCACACGAAGTCGAAAGCCGAGCCGATTGTGGTGGTCTGCGGTGTAGAGGAGCCGAAAATACATCTTGTTCCTTCCGAACTGCAAGAGTTCGCCAGACAGATTAACGAAGCGATCACCCATGATCTCGGGCTGGAATCCGGAACCTGCGAGGTTGAATATAGAGGTCTGACGACTTCGGTCGATTTCTACGCGGAATACGAATCGAGTATCGGCGGCAGCCACGACGACGGCAGCGTGGAGCGCTACGCCGAATACACGGGCGACAGGGTATGCGTTCGCGTGGTATATGACCAATATGGCCGAGAATATCCGGACTATGCAATAATCCTTGAAAAGCAGCTCAACTAATACATATTCAATTATGGAAGAAGCAAAAGTAACCAGCAACGCCACGGCGTTGATTCCGAATGCGGATGCGTTCGAAGGGCAGATGCCCGATCTGAGTAAAGCCCAACCGGCTCCTTTGGAGATCAGTTCGGAGTATTGGTCGCCCAAAGAGAAAGGCGAGAAACGCCGGATGTTTTTCATGGAGCTCCGTTGCGAGAAATCGATCGACGAGCAGAGCGGACAGGATATCGATCTGTTGGTCGCCTATTTCGTGGAACCGGTCGATGGCCGCAAGCGCGTCGTCCGGCAGGCGAGCCGTCGACTGACGGCCGTGTTCGAGAATTTTCAGAAAACGATCCGTCCGGGTATGGCCTTCGAAATTACCTACCTGGGCAAGGAACGCAATGCGACCAATTCGTTCATGTCTGACCGGTGGGCGATCGTCCCCCTCAAAGTAGAACAGCAATGAGTGATTTCGGCTTCGATGTTTTCGATCTGACGGGTGCAGCACCGGCGGGTGAACCGCTTGCGGCGCTACACTTCGACCGTGAGGAGTACACACCGTTCGAGCAACTGCTGGAGCATATCCGGCAGTTGCCGGATCGGCCGGATCGAGTACCGGTGAAGCGGCTTAACGTGAACGGCAGGGTCGTGTCCGATAGCATGGAGCGTTACCTCTCCCATGCGGGCGAAAGCAGCAGCCTATTGAAAGAAGCCCTGAAATCGCCCCGCCATTACCTGATCGCCCGCACTTCGGAGCTGAAATCGAAGAATACGCACCATTTCGACTTCGGTACCTTCGTCCACTCGGCCATCTTGGAACCATCGAAGTTCTCGAAGGTTCGCGTCCTGCCGCAAGCCAGCAAGACCACGGCCTCCGGCTGCCGGCGGTTGATTCGTTACTACTGGGAGCTGCTGGGCATTCAGGGGAATGCCGATCTGTCCGATCAGAAGATCGGCGCATTGCGTGTGCAGATCGATACGCTCCACACCGCGGCGAAAGAGGCAGGTTATACCTTCATCAAGGAAGACGACGCGAAGATCGTCGACGTGATCCGCATCGCCTACAAAACCTACGGCGGCGGCATCCTCCCGAAACTGATGCAGTACGTGAAGGCCGAGACATCGATGTACGGGACGGATCCCGATACGGGCATGAAGGTGAAGATTCGACCGGACGGAATGCTGCTGGAGGAGAATTTCGGCATCAACGCCATTCTGTCGATCAAGACTACGAGTGCGTCCTCCGTGCAGGCTTTCTACAACGAATGCGCGAAGTACCGCTACGAGCTTTCCGAAGGAATGTATTTGAAAGTGGCCAGCGAAATCACCGGACGCCCCTTTACGGCAACGCTCATGGTGATGATCCAAAATACCGCGCCTTTCCAGATCGCCGTGATCTTCTGGGATGCGGAGGATTTGCAGATCGGCAAATACAAATATGCGCAGGCCCTCGACATCGTGAAGCGCTGCAAAGCGTCTGGCAGTTGGCCCGGGTTCGATGCACTGGCCGAGGAGGGTGCCTTCGGAATTATTCAGGGCAAACTGCCCGGCTATATCAAGTCGGAACTGCTGCCGCAATACCTGCCCGATGTCGAAGTCGATTAAGACGCTGGACGAAGTGTTCAGCCGCTACATCCGACGGCGGGATTGCCCGAATGGGATCGGCCGCTGCATCAGTTGCGGAGCATTGATAAGTTACGATACCTGCGATGCGGGTCATTACATCGTCCGAGCGCATACGGCGACACGGTGGAACGAAACAAACGTCCACGCCCAATGCAGGATATGCAATCGACATAAATACGGCAATCAGAAGGCTTACCGCCGTCGTTTGGTCGAATTGTACGGAGTGGAAGCAGTCGAGGAATTGGAACGGATGAAGCACCTGACAGTCTGCCTTCATGAGAGTGACTATCGGGAATTGATAGAATATTATAAAATCAAATTGAATAGGTTATGATCGATCTTAAAAATTACGCTCCGCAATCGCCGGAGTTCAAACTGCCGAAAAACGTATCGTTCCCGCGTGTAATCTTCGAAGGGGCGAAGGACATGGACGAAATCAGAAAACATCTGTCGGGAAAATTTATTGCCGAGAGCGTAACCAATGCCAAAGCCGTCCGGTTTCTCGACAGTTACGAGAGAACATCTATCCGAGCCAACTATTCGGAGTTGATGGAGGACGAACAGCTGAAACTCGAAACGCAACTTGCCGAGATCGAAGCGCAGTGTAAGCAACTGACGAAGGATGCCCGCGAGAAATTGCAAGCTGTCGTTACTCAGATCCGCGATCTGGTTTATCAAGTCAAGCGCGGAGAGAAGGAGGTGGATTTACCGAGCGATACGACGGTAAAGATGGCCTTGTGCGGACACTATCTCTACTACGCATGGATCGATGGGCGGTTCCAACTGTGCAAAGTCGAGAAGATTCCTTCGTGGGACGAGCAGAGCCTCTTTGCCAATCTGGAAACCAACAAGCAGGCATTCCTCGACGTGCTGGGGATCGACATGAACGAAGCGACCTATGAGCAGACTTCAACATCGTCGGGGCCGGAGGAGTAGCTATGTCCGGCAATTGCAGAGCGATTATTGGCAGGAGGTGTGCCGGATCGTGCGTCTTCGCGACGGCCACCGCTGCCAGCTTTGCGGACGGAGCTATTCACTGGAAATCCATCACAAGACCTATTACGTCGACGGCCAATCCATCGTAGGCAGAGAAAAAGAGCACTTGGATTGTCTGATTACACTCTGTGCGGAGTGTCACCAAAAGCAACATAACCATCATGGCCAGGCAAAATAAAGACACGTTTCTTCTGCGGCACGATTTCTTTCCGCAGATCAAGATGCTCGCGATGGAGCAGCGGGGCAGGCTGTTGACCGCCATTTATGCGCACGCGACGGAAGAGGAGCTGCCGGAAATGGATGAACTGACTACGCTCTGTTTCGGCTTCATCCGTGCGTCGCTGGATGCGAACGCCAAAAAGTATTACGCGGAGTGCGAGCAGAACCGCGAGAACGGCCGCAAGGGCGGTCGGCCTAAAAAAGCGGACGGTTTCGAAGAAAACCGCACGGTTTTTTCGGAAAGCGGCGGTTTTTCTTCAAAACCGGCAGGAAACCGCGAAAACCCTATTGAATCTGTATCTGATTCTGATATTGATTCTGAATCTGATTCTGTCTCTGTTTCTGAATCTGAAACGCGCGAAGAAGAGAGAGAGAAATTTTTCGAGATTTTCTTTTTCCGGAATTTTCGAAACCCTGCAAACGAAGTCGACAGGTTCGTTAATCACTACCAGGCTACCGGATGGATGCGCAAGGGAGAGAAGGTCGTAGACAAGGCGGCATTGGCCCGTGCATGGACCGAAGAAAAGACGTCGGAACCCCTGCGTTATCCGGTGAGGTTTCTGCAATGCTGGCATGAAATCTACGACAGGCTGTCGACGGTGGCTGTATGCCGCGATATGCTGACTGATCTTCAAGGCGTGGAGATAACGCGGGATCGGCTGACGCTGACGGTATCCAGCAGAAGACTGGCGGCGTTGATCGAAGGAAATATACGCCTCGCCAAACCGATTCTCGATTATCATTATCCCGGACGTACCCTTCATTATCGGGTTCCGAAAGGAGTGTAACAAAAGCTTTTACCGCAATGGAATCAACGAAACAGATTAAAATCGAAATCCGCAACCGTTGGACGGGCTCGGTCGTATTTGAATACACGAAAGAGGGAAACACAATCACCGAAACGGTTTTGGACGCTATTAGGCGCGGTGCCGACCTGCGCGGCGCCGACCTGCGCGGTGCTGACCTGCGCGATGCCAACCTGCGCGATGCCAACCTGTGCGATGCCGACCTGTGCGGTGCCGACCTGCGCGATGCCAACCTGCGCGATGCCGACCTGTGCGATGCCGACCTGTGCGATGCCAACCTGTGCGATGCCAACCTGCGCGATGCCAACCTGTGCGATGCCGACCTGTGCGGTGCCGACCTGTGCGATGCCAACCTGCGCGATGCCGACCTGCGCGGTGCCTACCTGTGCGGTGCCTACCTGTGCGATGCCAACCTGTGCGATGCCAACCTGTGCGATGCCGACCTGTGCGGTGCCAACCTGCGCGGTGCCAACCTGCGCGATGCCGACCTGTGCGATGCCGACCTGTGCGATGCCGACCTGTGCGGTGCCGACCTGCGCGATGCCAACCTGCGCGGTGCCTACCTGTGCGGTGCCAACCTGCGCGATGCCAAGGGATGTTATCTATCATGTCCGACTGAGGGTAGTTTCATCGGTTGGAAAAAAGCCTCTGGGCATATCGTAAAATTACGAATTCCGGAAGATGCACGGCGCAGTTCGGCAACGGGACACAAATGCCGTTGCGATAAAGCATACGTCATGGAGATTCAGAACATGGACGGCACCAAGGCAACTGAGGATACCGTTCGTTCCGACCATGACAAAAACTTCGTCTACACTGTCGGTGCTACTGTGGAAGTTCCGGATTTCGACGATAACAGGTGGAGCGAATGCGCACCGGGTATTCATTTCTTCATCGATCGCAGGGAAGCGGTGGAGTACCAATGACGCACGCCTCCCTATTCAGCGGCATCGGCGGCTTCGACCTGGCGGCCGCGTGGGCCGGCTGGACGAACGTCTTCAACTGCGAGATCGACCCGTTATGCCGGCGCGTATTGAATACGGGTTTTGCCGTATGTCATTAGCCGCTACGAGCGCGGCATAATCGACGGAAACGGGGATAACCGATAAAATGAAAGCTATGCAGATAAATACAACCTACAACATGAATGCGCTTGCAGCGGCACGATTGCTGCCGGATGAGTCGGTGGACTGCATCGTCACCTCGCCGCCATATTACAGGCTGCGCGACTACGGCGTAGCCGATCAGATCGGGCTGGAAGAAACGCCGGAGGCTTTCATCGATCAACTTGTGGCAGTGTTCCGCCAGCTGCGCCGTGCACTCAAGCCGCAGGGGACGTTATGGGTGAACATGGGTGACAGCTATGCCGGTAGCGGCCGAGGTGCTGGCGACACGAAACGTTCCAGTCAGAAGCAGCGCAGCAATGCGGGGAGTTGGACGGGCGATGCCCATAAAGCGTTCAAGGGCGGAGAGGTCAAACCCAAAGACCTGATCGGGATCCCGTGGATGCTGGCGTTCGCTCTCCGCGCCGATGGCTGGTACTTGCGGCAGGATATCATCTGGCACAAGCCGAACCCGATGCCCGAAAGCGTGACGGATCGCTGCACCAAGTCACACGAGTATATTTTCTTGTTCAGCAAGTCGCCCCGCTATTACTTCGACGCCGAGGCAATCAAAGAACCAGCGACAGGGTGGAACGGCTCGAAATTCGAGGACGGCAAGAACCTGATTAACCACCCGACCGGCAGGATGGGACACGGGGAAAGGCAGGCACGGATCATTCCATCGTTCGGGTCGTGCGGAAGCGATTGAATACTACGAGATAGCGCCGGAGGCTTCAACGACGCGCAACAAACGAAGCGTGTGGACAGTTCCCCCGCAGCCGTTCAAAGAGGCCCATTTTGCCACGTTTCCAGAGAATTTGATCGTGCCGTGTATCCTTGCGAGGTGTCCCGCTGGTGGCCTCGTGCTCGATCCGTTCAATGGCTCCGGCACCACGCGCATCGTGGCCAATAAACTCGGCCGAAATGCCATCGGCTTCGAGTTAAATCCCAAATATATCGAAATCGAGAATCGACGCCGAGCTCAGGAATTGGGGATATTCGAAACGATAAATGAATACGAACGATGCAGAAAATAGGCCTCGTAGATGTCGACGGGCATCATTTCCCGAATCTCGCGTTGATGAAGTTGTCGGCGTGGCATAAGTCTCAGGGCGATAGGGTGGAGTTCGCCGACCCGATGTTCGGGCATTACGATCGGGTATACATGTCGAAGGTCTTCACCTTCACGCCCGACTGTCCGGATTATTACCCTTGCGAGGTCGTACGTGCCGGCACAGGCTATAAAGACTACACGACGACGCTGCCCGACGAGATCGAACATTGCTGTCCGGATTATTCGCTGTACGGAGTGGACGAAGCCTATGGCTTTCTGACGCGGGGATGCGTGAACCGCTGCCCGTGGTGCATCGTTCCGCATAAGGAGGGCTCGATCCGTCCGGCATCGCCGCTTCGTGAATTCATCGGCGGCAAACGGCGCGCCGTGCTGCTCGACAACAATGTGCTGGCGTCGGACTTCGGGTTGGAACAGATCGAGGAGATCGTCCGTATGGGTATCTCCGTAGATTTCAATCAAGGTCTGGATGCACGTCGGGCTTGCGACGACGCCTTCATCCTCGACTTGTTGTCCCGCGTGAAATGGATGAATCAGATACGATTTGCCTGTGACCGGATGTCACAGCTGGAACCGGTAGCCGAGTGTGTGAAGGAATTGGGACGTCGAGGTGTTAAGCCTTATCGGATTTTTGTCTACTGCCTGATTCAAGATGTCGATGATGCATTGGAGCGAATCAATGCTTTGCGCAAATTGGGAGTACTCCCGTTCGCCCAGCCATACAGGGATTTTGATAATAACGTCGAGCCGACAAATGAGCAGAAACGGTTAGCCCGCTGGTGCAATCATCGGGCGATTTTCAAGAGTGTGGAATTCAAAAACTATAAAGGATGACAAATCAAGTAACAAGCATCGAACAGTCGAAGTGGCTGCTGGAACTGGGTGTTCCCGATGACAGAGCGTGCATGGTATGGGTGCCTAACTGGACGTTCGATGAACGGACGAGACAGTTCAAACCTACCGGCGATTACAACGTATGCTTCCGATATGCGGCATACAAAGTCATGGATGAGGAATTGATTCCCGCTTTCACGGTTGCGGATTTGTTACAGATGCTCCCGAAGATACTCCACGATAATCGTGGAAACGAGCTACCTATTAACGTGACCACATCCACAGGTTCCAATTGGTGCTTGTTTTATGGGAACTGCTGCGGACATGCTTGGTGGAAAGATTCTGATTCTCTCGTAGACTTACTGATCGAGACTATTGAATGGCTGGTAACGAATGGGTATCCATTAAATGTGTGACAAGATGGCTTTCTTTATTACAGAACCCTTACGAGGCAGCAATGATGTAGTTGTGTCGGTCTACAAAAATACGGGAGACTACGTTGGGAATATAGTTGTTGACCGAGATAAGTGGGGGATGTCGTCCGACGATAAGAGGGATGCCATCATTCAAAGATGCCTCGGTAATAAGAGATGAAGTTGTTGAAATAGCGAGATTCTGACAAAATCTCGAAATAGTTACAGATATGACATTGAATGAGTATCAAGAGCGGGCGATGACGACCTGCATGGAGAGTTGCAAGAATGACACCTACATGTTGTTCGGTCTTATGGCAGAAGTGGGGGAGGTTGCTGACAAAATCGCAAAGTGGAAACGGAAAGGGATCATCCGTATGGATGGTGACAGAGTTGTCTTTTCTGCGCCTCCGAAAGATGCGGGGTACCTTGCTGAGGAACTAATGTACGAAGTTGGCGACATCATGTGGTTCTGCGCTGGTCTTGCCAGACAGTTTGGTTGGAGCTTGGAGAATGTGTGCTGGGCCAACCTCAACAAACTTTCCAGCCGACAGGAACGCGGTGTTATCGAGGGTGACGGAGATAACCGGTAAAATAAAGGTGAATATGAAAGACATTAAATTCAGGGGCAGACGCCACGATAACCCCGAACTGCTGAAAGGAGGTGAATGATGAAAAGCAAAGAAGCAAAAGAATTTATCGACGGGTGTATGGATCATCTCACGGTGGAGATGACAGACCACGCCAAATGGCAGCTCCGGGCTGCAATGACCCGTGCGGCCGAACTCGCCGAGCAGGATACCGAGCAGCTGATGCGGCAAAAAGCGGTAGAGGCATTCAAGTCCTCCTGCGAATACAAGGACGGTTGTGGCGGGATCGGCAGGGATTGCCACCCTGTACTGTGTGAAGATTTGAGATCATTTATCCAAAAACTAAACGAGATATGAAACTGACGAAAAGCGAAGAGTGGATAATATCCTACCTGAAAGGTAAAGACTATGTGTCGCCGTCGGTAATCGGCAAGACACATTCCCAAGCCTTTGGGTTTAGTGAGACACACCACAGCAGTTGGGCTTCGCCTATCTGTTTGCGGCTGGTGAAAAAGGGGTTGTTGCTGTGCAATGATAAGGGTCGCTATAAACTGAACGAAATATGAAAACGATTGAAGAACGGGCAAAATCATACGCGCGAAAAGTATGGTGCGGTGGGTTCAGAGACTTTGTCGGCCACAAGAAAGCAACTGAATTGGATTTCATCGCCGGTGCACAATCCGAACGGGAAGAATTGACCCGCTGGAATGATCCCAACAAGCCGCCGACGGATGAGATGCGTGTCATTGCGAAGTGTGTGTTACCCAATGGCGCAACGCTCGTAACGGGTGCATGGTATGCGGTCAACGAATTCCCGACTGGCTGGAGCGTAGACCTCGACAGAACGTTCGAGAATCTGCATGTTTTGGGTTGGCGGCCGATCTACGAAAACAAATAGAACGATGGACATCTTGATCCCACACGACGGCGAGACGAACGATAAGATCGCCAAAGCGCAGATCGAGGCCGTCGAACGAAAGCAGAACGAATACAAACGGATCGGGCAACTGGTTCGGGTGCCCGGTCATACCCTCTATAAATTCAATACGGTTACGCGGACAGCGTCGAGAGCGGAAGTGGAGGTGTCGGCCTATTCGTGGCTGAATCCTAAGAACATGAAGGTCGAGATCGACCGCAAATCGCGTGTCAAGGTCGAAAAGGACTGTTACTATGAGCAGGCATTGAACATGAAGAACTTTATCAAGCGCCTGCGCCGGCGGGGTATCGTCGGAATGGACGAGGAGGTGAAACTCGAAAGGTAGGGAAGCCATGAAACCCAGAGATGAAAAACGTTACTCCCGTCCGGTCGGCGAGCGGTTCGTGTATGAAGGCGAGACCGTAGAGGTTGTAGG